GGTGCCCGCCGTGGTTTCATTACCCAGGGAGGCCGGGTTATTGGACAGTGCCGTGGCCTCCACGTTGCGCTTCATTTCCTTGCCGCGCTGCTGGATCTGGTAGACCAGCGACCGCATAAAGCCGATGGTGCCAACCGCCTCGGCCCGCGTGCTGACGATGATCGCCTTGGTGCGAATCTCGCTGTTGTTCCAGATGCGCAGCCCGGTTCGAGAGCCGTCCACCAGAGCGCCGTCGCCGTCCACAACCTGGCCGGAAGCCACTGGCGCCAGCAGGCGGTCGAGGGTCCAGCTAAACAGGCTGTTGCTGATTGACGAGCTGCCCACACTGGACAGCCAGGGCGTGTCTGCCGGGCTTGAGTCAATGACCCTGTTCAGCACGTCTTCCTTGATTAGTCCGCCCGTCAGGACGGCCCGCAAGTCATAAGAATCGTAATTGGTGCTACTCATTTCAAAGTCCCCTGGATTAATGCTGCCAGCCCCCTGTCTATGGCGCTGGCACGCGGATTGTTGATAACGCCATTCAGGGCGTCAGTCCGCTTGGGGTTGAGTCCGCTCGGGGCCTGCAGCTTCTTGGGCGGTGCCTTAACCTTGGCCTCGGCAGCCTTTAAGCGTCGATCCCGGTCGAGCTGGTTCTTCATGAACAGCGCAAACCGGGCGTCGCCTTCTAGCGCCTGGGCCACGTCCGTCGGGGAATACCCATACGGCTTAAGCAGCCCAGCCATGCCCTCGAAATCCGCTTTGAGAGTCGCCTGATTCGCCCACTCCGGCACGGCGCTCATGATCTGCTCGGCCTCTGCATTAGCGTGTCGCTGCAGCAGCTGCCCGATCTGCAACCGTTCCGCGTCGCTGTACTCGCGCAGCCCGGCCTGTTGTGCAGCCCGCAGCTCCTGAGTCCAGCGTAGGCGTTCCTGACGAATCCCGGCCCGTTCCGTCTCCACCGCCTCTCGGCTGGCGTCCACGTCCCGCAGCTCTTTGGCCCGGTCCTTCACCTGCCCGAGGGTCATGCCCTCAAGGCCGGGAAGCTCCATGTCATAGAGCTGTTTAACCTCCAGACCTGATTTAGCCGCCAGGTCCTTCAGGCTCGACGGGGGCGGAATCTCTTCCGGCGTCGGGTCTACAGCGTCTGCACTTTCGGGGGGAGGGGTGCTGCCCTCTGGGGGCGTCTCCGACCCCTGTGGTGGCGGCTCTAGCTTCTGCGGCGGTCCCGTCTCCGGGGCGTTGCCCATCAGTTGCGCCAGTGCCTGGTCTAAGGCTGCATCATTCGGCGGCACGTTTCAACTCCTCAAGGCTGTCATAGACCAGATCCAGTTTAATCCGCAGCCGCTCAGCCTCTCCCGGGCGGGCGCTGTTGGCCCACTGCTCGCAGATGGTCTGGCGCATGTGGCTACCCCATTCCAGCTCCGTTAGCAGCTTGTGGGCTTCCCTGAGCTTTTTGAGTTGTGGCAAGCTCCATTTGTTGGAGCTGGAGCGTGGCTGATCCGACAAGTTTGGCCTCCTCTATTTCCGCCTTCATGGCGAGTTCTGCATACTTAAACTGCAACTCAGCGGCATTATTGGCCGCGTCAATCTGGTTCTTCTGCTGGGCCACCTGATCCTTCAGGGTTGTAACCTGCATCTGCATCTGCTGCATCTGCTGCTGCTGCTGGCCCTGCTGCTGGGCGGCCTGCTGAGCGCGCTGGCTGCTCGGGTCGATCCAATACTGCTCGTGGTCCTCAAGGTCCATCGCCTTGGAGAGGTCCATCAAGATCCGGTACAGGCCAGCAGGGTCGACCAGTATGCCGCTCAACCCACTTTGCAAGGCTTGCGTCGCGATCTGCAGCTGAGCGGTCAGCGCGCCGACCTTCCGATTCCTTTCGCCGGGGGTCATACCCGTGATGACCTTCACCTGGGTCCGCTCCAGCCAGTCGCCGGGATTTACGTCCGCCCACTGCTCACCAACTTTCAGCATGATGGCCTGGTCATACTCCAACCTCAGGCACTGGTGAACCAGCAGGAACGTGTCGCGGATCAGGGTTTCACTGATATTGCGGGTGAACAGGCCCGCCACCTGCTCCTGATTGGACATGATCCGGTCGGCACCCATCGCACCGACCTGGCTGCTCATCAGCTGGGACTCAGCCGCCTGCAGGTCCAGGCTGGCGCCCGCCCGCTGACTGCGCATACGGTCCTTGTAGGCCAGCAGCTGCTCGCAGGATCCGCCGATATCGGTGAACGGCAGGGGCATGACCGCCATGCTCACGTCGTCGCCCCGGGTCATGCGGATATGCATGTTCGGGCCGCCATTGGCCACGTCGTCAGCGTTGACCTGGGGGGACAGCACCAGGCGGTTCAGCACCGCGCTCTGGTTGTTGTCGATCCACTGCCGCAGGGCAGCCGTGCCCACGTCCTGGGATTCCTTGGTCAGGTCAAACAGGCTGATCCCGTCATGCCGGTGGGGCATCATCATGATCGCCCCGGACGCATAGGGCAGGTATTCCACCCGCTCCTTGTGCAGGATCACACCGGGCTCGGCCATGATGATCCGCCACAACTCGGACTCGTCGCCGGTCATGGCAATCTTGATATGGCACTCCCAGACCGCTATCAGGTCCTGGTCGGGCGTGGCCGCTGACCAGGGGCCGCTCTGCTGGGCCATCTGGCGCATCTGCTGGTTGTTATCCAGCCCCGAATAGCCAAAGGCCGGCAATTCATTGATCTTGGCCTTGGGATAGTCGGCCTCGATCAGGTCGGAGCGGGTGATGGGCTTCCACTCCGCCACAAAGCTCGCATCCTGCAGCCGTGGCGAGCGCAGATTAGCGTCGATAAACAGCCGCTCTGGCGCCACTGACACAATCCGCAGGCGCTTCCGCTCCTGGTAGGTGCGCAGAACCACACTGTCCTCGTCCTGGTCCTCAATCTCCGCCCCTTCGCCGGCCATTTCCAGCAGTGCGGCATTATCCTGCTGGTCGCCACCCCGGAAGCGGCCCGTGGTGCTGTACTCATACTCTTCCACAAAGCACTTGATGTAGCCGTTCTTACACAGCAGGGCGTCGTGCAGGGCACTGTAGAGGGCGGTGTAGCAGCCGTTTTCCTCCATGACCTTGAGCACGGCCTTGGTCTCGATCTCTGCCTGCTGCTCGTCCCCGGGGCGCTCGGGCATGAAGGCGCAGGGGTAGTTGGTGGCAAAAGCCGGCACCATTGACGCCAGCACCGACTGAATGGAGTCGCGAACGTCAGTGGATATGACACCACTGCGCCCGGCAATGCCTGTTGGGACAGGGGCGCGGCTCAGGTAGTAATCAACAGCAGCCTGGCGGTTCTGCTGCAGCGTGGTGTTACCGGTCGTCCCGCCATTGGCCTGGCTGATCGACTGCTGCAGGATGGCCACCAGATCCTCGTCGTTGTATTTCATATCGTCCCCGAGTGGTTAATGCGCAAGGGCGGAAGCTGTCCCGCGACTCTACGCTCGTCAAAGGTCACGGCAAAATACCGGGCTGAGTCGGCAGCGTGGCTGGTCCAGTCGTGCAGCGGGTTCTTACTGAACACCTCGCGGGTGCCCTGGTAGTCGGCCCGGTAGAGCTTTAGCGCTTCGATGCCCTGGCCACAGCCTTCTCGATCAAACCAGGTGCGCGGGATGAGGGCGCGGAAGGCCTCGATACCTTCGTTGATCCGCCAGTTAGGCGCCACCATGAAGTTGACACCCAGGTCACGCGCCAGCTCGATCCGGCTGCGCCCCGATCCCAGCTCCCGGACAGCGATATCGTGAGGGGCGATGAAGTCCCCCCAGTTGTAGCGGTGGGCTTTGACCTGCCGGATGATCTCGGGGAGGCCGGTGTTCTGGTATTCCTCGTAGCGGATCGCATGAATCTCCCTCCCGCAGACCTGCCAGTACCATAGCGCCGTCGAGTCGGCCATGCCCAGATCCCAGCTGACATGCACCAGGGCTGCGGGATCATGCGGCACCTTGGTAATGCGCCCGTCCTTCTCAGCCTGGGCCATTTCAGTTCCCCAGTAGGCGCCTCTGACCGCAGCCTGAAAGCTGCACTCCATTTCCTGCTCGAACGCCTCAGGCCGCATCTCACGGCGCAGGGCCTCAATCTCAGCCTCGGGCAGGGCATTGGTCGCGGTATAGGGCAGAAAGTAGCGCTGCCAGTCGGGCAGGCCAGGGGCGTCGGTATAAAGTCGGTAAAACAAGCCTGACATACCCATAGGCGTGCCAATGAAAATAGCCCCCCCTTGCCGGTCAGCCAGCGCAGGCCTGATGACCTCAGACCAGGCGCTGCTGGGCATCTGGCTAACCTCATCCAGCACGGCGTAGTCCAGGCCCAGCCCTCTTATGGGATTGGGGTTCTCTGCACCGAGCAGGTACAGGCGGGCCTGATTGGGCAGGGTGATCTTCAGCTCGGAGGCGTTCACGTCGCTGCCCGGGGGCAGGTAGCCCTTGATCAGTTCGAGGGCTACGCGCTTGGCCTGGCTGTACTGGGGGGCGATGTAGGCGCCCACGCTGCCGGGCTTCTGCAGTAGCTCAGAAATGAGTCGTAGGCAGCTGAATACTGTCTTGCCAGATCGACGGTGCGCAACGATGACGTTGAAGCGAGCGAGGCTGTTCCATGTGGAACGCTGCCACGGGCGCAGACCCAATATCTCGTATTCAG